GTGTTGCTGACGCTCGACAGGCAGACAATGACAACGCCCTTGCCGGACACAGACGAGAACGCCGCGTTCGCGCCAAGCCCGTTGATGTTGCCGCCGCTCGGCGGATACACCTTGAGGATTTTGTCGCCGACTCCGTTGCCGATCAGCAACATACGCCCGGTCACTTTGTCGTTGGCGTGGATGATGACGCCCTTCGCGTCGTCCGCAGCCGTGGTCGGGTAGACCGCCGCCGTGCCAGCGGGAAGAGCCGCCGCGTCGGTGTTGTTTGTTCCGGCAGCCGCCGTGCTTGTGCCGACACTGGCGGTGATCGGCCCGCCAAAGACTGTCGCAACGCTCGCCTTGGCGATTGTCACGGAAGCCGCCTGCGCGGTTCCAATCGTGATCGCGCCAGCCGCGCCGCTGCCGTGGGGAGCGCCGCCGTTGATCGCGACCGCGCCGCCGTTGGCATTTCCAGCCGTGCCCGCGCCACCGGTGAGGCTCGCATCCCCGCCCGCGCCGCTTGTGGAACCACCGATTCCGCCAACCACAGAAGCCGCACCGCCAGCGCCTTCAGCGCCGGGTTTGCCGCCTGTCAAGCTGACCGCGCCGCCCGCGTTCGCCGCCGTGCTGGACGTGCCGCCCTTGATCAGTACGCTGCCGCCCTGCGCGGCAGACAATCCGCTAATCGGCAATATGCTGGCCGTGCCGGTGATGCTGGTGGCCGTGGCAACGCCGCCCGCGACAGTCTCAGCACTGCGAAGCGCAATGCGAACCACGGTATCGGTTTTCTCGGTGGTGCCTTGAGCAAAACCCATGAACGTGTTGCCTGCCGCCGTTGCGGTGGCCGCGCCGGTGCCATCGGTTCCGCCAACGGGGTTCCCGTCCGCATCCCAGTAGACCGGACTGCCGACCGTGATAGCCTCAGCCGCCTGCACAACGTCAAAGATGCCAGCGACGGACAAAGCGCCCTGCGTGTTTGCCGCGATAGCTTCATTCGCAATACCAACAAGGTTGGCTTGCACAACGACCTGACCGGCAGCAACTGCGACGGACGGCGTGTAGTCGATCTCTCGACCGGGTTGGATGTAAGTTCCCTGCATGATTTTTTCTCCTTTGGTTTGCCGCCTCACGTTTCAGCGCAAGGCGGCTTTTCTGTTGACCGTGATTACACGCCCGTCGACCGGACGGCACCGCGCCACTCGGCGAATGCCACGCCATAATCATAGTAGCAGCGCATCTGGACACCCAAGGTGTTGAAGTCTGCGTCGGCGGTCTCGACAAACGGCTCCTGCCGCCCGTTGAGAAACGCCGCTTCCATGACCGGCACCGCCATCGGGTCAGCCGTGAGATACCACGGAGCCGCCGACAGGTAGGAGCTGAACACGGGCTTGAACATGTTAGCGTAGATGTTCGCAGCCGCGTCTTTCGCCGATCCGCCAATCAGCCCCGTGCTGATATACAACTCACGCGCCTTGGTATAGGCCGTTGTGCCGCAAAGCAGCTTGGATGCCTTGACTCCGAGCGGGTTTCCGTCCGCGTCTTTCAACGCTAGGAACAACGCCTCTGCGGTCGCCAGCGTGGTCAGCGACAAGGCCCCGGTCGTCTGGTTGAACTTCGGCGTTGACTCGCTGAAATTGGCCGCGACAGCCGCCTCAAACGCCGCCCAGAAGTCGGTGTTGAAAGTGCGCCCAGCCGCATAACCGAGGCGGCGTGGAACGTCTGTCAACACGCTCAGGTCGTCGTTAATGATGTCCTGCCGGGTCACGCCCAACATCAATGCCTTCGTGTCAGCCTTGATCGTGCGGGTTTCGTCAGACAGTGCGCCGTGCTGAATCTCGCCACTCGGCGAAAGGGTCTTGAGCAGATTCGCCATGACCAGACGAACGCCGGTATTGGTTTTGAAGTCAACCACACTGCGCACGTTGGCGATTTCCTTCCACGACTCTTCGACCGCACCGAATCCCTCGGTGATGAACTTGTTAGCCACCGCCGAAAGCACGTTGCTGATGTCGCGTGAACTGAAAGCCGCCTGCAAGTACTCGCGGGTGTCATGCCGCGTTACGTCAAGCGTCTTGCCGGACAGCGCGAGCGTCGCCCTCACAAGGTCGGTCAGCGAGCGCAGTTTCAGGCTTTCGGCCTTGTTCAGCGTCTCGGACGCGAACAGCTTTTCAGGGTTCTTGACGCGCCCTTGCAAGCAAGCGGCGGCTTCGATCATGGTAGCGTTGACTTCCATCCCTTTGCCCGTGTTGATCCCGAACGTGCCGGGTTGCGGCCGCTCGTTGCGCTTGATTTCTGCGGCCAACTTGGCCTCAAGCACCTTGATCTTGACCTGCTCCGGTGTCAGCCCGTCTTTGATTGCGCTGGCGCAAATCTCAGGGTGATCCTTCGCAGTTTCACGCACCGCATTGATGCGCGTCTCTTCGGCAACCGCCGCCGCTCGGATGTCCTCTGCGGTCGGATTCGTGCCTTCTCCGTCGGGTTTTTGTGCCATTGTGTTCTCCTTTGTTTTGGCGTTTACCCTCTGTTGTTCCGCCGCAATCTTCGCAGAGGTAGACCCGTCTGCGCCTAGCGGCACGATTGAGATTTCTTTAAGTTCCGATTGCTCAATCAGCGTAAACGGACCAGAAAGCTTCTGGCCGTTCACTTCGATCTCCTGCCCTTGCTCGACATACGAATGCACCTTTGGCGTAACGCCGACGCTGGCCTGAAACTCAAACCCCTTTTTAGCGAGCGCCAGAGTCTCTTTTACCGTGCGGCTTTCGCCCATAATGTCACCTGACACCGAAAGCGTCTTTCCGTCGTTTGTCACGCCATCGGTCTGGCCCATGATTGAGTCGGTGGAAAACGCGCTGTGTCCAAACAGGATCGGGTTCTTGTCTTTCGCTTTCAGCCCGGACAAGTCAATCACGACCGGCCCCCACCAGCCGACCGACATAATGCCGCCGTTGTACGCCATGATATCGACACGCGGCAACTTTTCAGGCTTGCCTTCCTCTGTGATTGCCGCCGTGATCGTGCATTTTCCGACAGCCTGAATCGCGTCGGGCTTCTGATCTTCTTGCTTGTTTTTTTCGCTCATAATCATTCTTCTCCCTCTTCTGGTTTTGCCGGTTGAATAACCATCTGCTGACCTGCGTTGCTCGGAAGCGGCGCGGGTTCTAGCCCTGCGCGTTTTCGCGCTTTGTTCCAGTCGGCTTCCATCTGAACGCGCTCTTCAATCCATTGTTGCGTTTCGCGCTTCCAATCCGCGCCGCGTTTAGCCCAATATCTGGCGCGTGTCAGCGTACCGTTCTGGAGCCGCGTTTCGTCTGCGTTGGCTTCCTTGTTCGGGTCAACATGATCGCGCCCGCCAAAATGCCATTCGTGATCCTGCGCCTGTTCGATCTCGGTCACATTCATTCCCGTGACGGTCGAATATTCATCAAGCCACGCCGCATAAATCCGGTCAAGAACGTCTGACGAAAGGTCGGCGCGTTCTATCTCCAGCGAGCGGTCATAGGTCTGGTGGTCGAGACGCCCTGATGCGTAGTTGTAGCCGCTTGAATTGCAGGCGGCGACGTTAAACGGCATTGACTGTCCACGCGCCATTTCGTTTATAATCTCGCTCTTGAACTGCGGGTAGGTCGATGTCGGCTGTTCGGCTTTCATCTGTTTGGCAGTCCAACCGTCCGGCATGGACAAAAACGAGTTGCGCGGGATTTCAATTGATATCGGAGAAGAGAGCGAAGCCGCCGCTTCGTCATCCGGCAGTAAATTGGTTTCAAGCACTCCGCTGATTTCAGCCGCACGGGTCGCCGCCGATATCACGGCCTTGGTGTATTTGCGCAACTCGCCGAACAGCGAAAGCGACGGCAGAAGTTCTGAAACTCCGCGCACCTGACCTGGCCTGGTTGCAGAAAAGTAATGAATGACGAACTTTGCATCCGTCCAGTCTCCAGCCTTTGACAGCACGTCAGCACGCCAGCCGTCGCCGGGATGCGAGCGCAATATCCGGTACGCAACCGGGTTTCCGGCTTCATCATACCGTATCCCATCAAGCTCGTTTGACTGCACCGCCGGAAGCCATGATTCCACCATTTCACACTCAAGCAGTTTCACGTCCAGCTTGACTCGGCTTCGCAGCTTCGGGTTGGTAATCAGTTTTGCGAAAACTTCCCCGTCAACCGCTTTCGCCCGGCGCATTAGGCGCACCTTCTGCCACAGCTTTATTTCATGTGCCCATGCCGCAAAATCCTTTTCAATTTTCTGCGCTTTGTCGGTGTCGCCTAACTGCAATTGCACCGCGCTTCCAACCGTGTCATAACTCAATGTGTCCATCATGCCGTCGGCATAACTGTTATTCGCGGTCTCGTATCTGGCGCGGTTGCGCACGATCTTGCGCACTGCCGGGTTGTTGGCTTCTGCCGCAGACAGTGAATCGACAAACTTCCACATCGCGGCGTTTTCGGCGGTGTTGCGGGCAATGTCATAAGACGCAGCTATCGGAGCGGAATATTCCGGCCTGCGCGAGCGTGTCGTTTTTGGTGTCCGGGTAGCGGCCATTTAGTGCCCTCCCGGAGTTACGACGGCAATTCCGAACCCGAACCGGTTTGCTCGTTTTCTGGACACATGCTTTTCAAGCGCGATCAATTCGCCGATGTCGCGGTTAGTCCGGGACATTCCGTCAACAGAAAACGATTTGGCTTTGCCTACTTGCGCGGCAAGCTGATCGCTCGCAAGGTCTGCCAGTTCTGCGTCTGTTGTCGCCATTTAAGCCTCCGTTTTTCTCTTCACGGATAGCTTAGGCAGAACTGATATTAAATGTAAATACCCCCGCGTTACAGATATGTAACTACTTCTTCTATTTCGTATTTTCCCATGTCACAAATGCGCGTCCGCAGTGCAGGCATGTCCTGCGGCGCATGTTCGTAGCTCCTATTTTGTGCCGTGTGTAATCGACTTTCGTTCGCGGGCATTTGCAGGACGGACACCTGACGCCGATGTTCTCCGCGTCCTGATTGAAATA